TTTATCACAAAAGATGGCCCGTATGGTTGGGGAATGGACCCGCAGAAAATCGAAGCGTTGATTAAGGACGAACCCTTGGTATTAGTGAAGTGGCGGGCGGCGATGAAACAGAAATCAGGGCAACGTAATGACCTCCATAATAATATAATTGAGGTTGAGAACAAACAAGGCACCGGTAAAGCCTATACCCTATCCAGATTAGAGCGCGAGGCCCCGCAGCTGTTTGAGCAGGTATGCAATGGAAAGTTATCGGCTAATGCCGCAGCGATAAAAGCCGGTTTCAGGCAAAATAAAACCATATACTTAACTAACAATCCAATACAGGTAATTGAGAAAATAGAAAAAATAATGGGGGCCGAATTTGGAGAAAAAATTTATAAAATTTTACATGAAAAATTTCACGGTATGACATAGCTACCCAAAAAAAACACACCCATTCTAGCCCAAACGTGGACATTTGACCACAGACAGGAGGTAAAATTTAGTGCTACGCTTTTAGGTGTCATTGTGTTTTATCTCCTTTTTTTTGTGTTTTTTTCTCCTGATCAGGGCGGACGATGGGTAAGATTGCCAATTATTTTGCCGATAAAATCTCAAATATTCTAAAACGCGATGCGCTTTCAGACCCTAACCACTGGATCGCACAGCTTACCACCGGTCAAACGGCAGCCGGTTTAAATATTACTCCAACGTCCGCCCTATCCACTTCCGCCGTATTTGCTTGTGTCCGCGTGCTATCTGAAACCATTGCCAGTTTGCCGCTAAAAATTTACCGCAAGGTAGACGGCACCAAAAAAGAGGCGGTCAATCATCCTATCGCCAAGTTGCTAAACTATGACGGCCCGGCCCCCTGGCTTAGCGCCCCGGAGTTTTGGGAAATGCAAGCCGGGCATAATGCCTTGCGGGGCAATGCCTACAGTTACAAAGTTAAAAACGGGGCCGGTACCTACATTGGATTTGTACCGCTGAACCCGGCCAACATGCAAATTGATGTGCGCTTGGATGATTTTGCCAACCCCCAGATTTTATATAAATATACTGTTGACGGTAAAGGCCAGCCGGTAGATATCCCAGCTGCCGATATTTGGCACTTAAAAGGGATCAGCTCTGACGGCTTTATCGGGCTTAGCCCCTTGACTCTGGCAAGAGAGGCCATCGGGCTTAGCCTGGCCGCTGAAACCCACGGATCGATATATTTTAAAAACGGGGCCCGCCCCTCCGGAGTGGTATCCTATCCCGGCAAGTTAAAAGAGCCGGCTTATGTCCGCTTTAAAGAGTCAATTCAAGAGGCCATATCCGGGGGCAATAAATTCAAAGCGCTGCTGCTGGAAGAGGGCGCCAGCTGGGCGCAAGTTGGCATGTCAAACGAAAACAGCCAATTTTTAGAAACCCGCCAATTTCAGGTTGAAGATATCGCCCGCATCTTTAGGGTACCCAATATTTTGATCGGCCACCCGGATAAGACAAGCACCTATGCATCGGCCGAACAATTTATGATCAGCTTTGTTACCCATACCATCCGCCCCTGGCTGGTAAGAATTGAAAAGTCAATTACCAAACACCTACTATCAGAAGACCGCCAGAACTACTTTGCAGAATTTAAAATTGACGGCCTGCTAAGGGGTGATATCAAATCCCGTTATGATGCCTACGCGGTTGCAATTCAAAACACCTGGATGTCACCAAATGAAGTGCGAGCGCTTGAAAATATGAACCCCCGCGACGGGGGGGATGTGTATGAAAATCCTAACATACAGGTGAAACCAAATGGAAATCCGAAAACTGATCCACAAAAATAGTGAGCTTAAATTAGAAACCCGGGCAGATGGTCAAGCAGTCCTCATGGGGCATGCGGCCGTATTTAATGAAATTGAGTCTGGCGGCTGGTTTCGGGAGCAAGTAGCCCCCGGGGCTTTTGCTGAAAGCCTGAAACAAGATGATATCCGGGCACTGTGGAACCATGACACCGCCATTGTATTAGGACGTAACACGGCCGGCACCCTGAAGCTATGGGAAGACACCAAAGGGCTGGCGGTAGAAATCACCCCCCCGGATACCAACCAGGCCCAAGATATTATCAAAACCATTGAGCGCGGGGATGTCTCTCAGATGTCTTTCGGATTTCAGGTAAAAAAAGCAACCTGGGTCGAGGAAGAAAACCAGGATGATCTACGGGTACTAAACGAAATCAAGCTGTGGGAAGTCTCTCCGGTCACGTTCCCTTTTTATAAGTCCACGGATGTAGGCATTAAAGCCGAGCACCGCGCCTGGCGGGACTCTTTAAAGCCTGCCCGCAACCCGCTTTATCGATCCGTCATCTATCGGCGGCTATACAATACTAAATATAATCCAATTTAACTAGGAGGCTTTAATTATGGAAAAGCTAAAAAAATTAATTGAACGCAAAGCAGCTATTTTAAAGGAGTTGCGCGAAATTCTGGACGCTGCCGACAATGAAGCGCGAGATATTTCAGAAGACGAGGAAAGAAGTTACAATGAGCTTGAAACCGAACTGAATACCGTCGAGGCTGATATTGTAACTGAAGAGGCCCGGGCAGCCCGGCGCACCGATCTTGAAAACCGTGAAAGGCAGCTGGCGCGACCTGTCAACCCGCCCCCCGCGATGGCGGCCACCTTTAGGGCTGAAAATCCTGAAGAGTTTAAAAGTCTGGGTGAATTTCTGTTTTCTGTGCGCTTTAACCCCACAGATCGCAGACTGTATGATCTGTATGAAGAGCGTGAGCAGTCAATGGGCGTCGGCAGCGAAGGCGGTTTTGCAGTGCCCACTCAATTTAGAGAAACCCTGCTGTCTGTTACCCCCCAGCAGGCAATATTTCGCCCGCGCTGTACCGTGATTCCAGCCGGGGATCCGCCAGACAGTGAAATCTCAATGCCGGCCCTAGACCAGGGATCGGCTAAAAATATGTACGGCGGGATCAGTTTCAACTGGATTGCTGAGGGCGGTACCAAACCGGAAACCGATATGGCACTGCGGGAGGTTAGTTTGAAACCCCACGAAATCGCAGGTTATACCGTGTTGACCGATAAGCTGTTGCGCAACTGGCAGGCAGCCGCAAGTGTGCTTGAAACCCAATTTAGGCTGGCGATGATCGCAGCCCAAGAAAACGCCTTTTACAATGGGGATGGAGTAGGAAAACCGATCGGTATTTTGTCAAGCCCTGCCCGCATTGACTACAGCCGGGCAGTTGCCAGTCAAATTGCCTTTGCCGATATTTCTGGAATGTATGCCCGCTTGCGTCAAACGATGGCCCCGGTCTGGATTGCCAGTCAAACGACCATCCCGCAGCTGGTAAACATTGCCGACGCTGCCAGCCAGAATATCTGGGTACAGAATGCCGCAGCCGACCTGCCCCCGACCCTGCTGGGGATACCGGTTTTGTTTCATGAGCGCTCTGTGGCGCTGGGCACTGCCGGGGATCTTATCCTGGCAGATCTGTCATACTACCTGATCAAAGACGGCTCCGGCCCCTTTGTGGCTGCCAGTGAGCATGTCTACTTTACCAGTAACAAAACGGTGATTAAAATTTTCACCAACGTGGATGGAAAAAGCTGGCTTAATGAGCCGATTCCGCTGGAAGGCAGCACCGCCAACACGGTCAGCCCGTTTGTGGTTTTAAACTAATTAACAGGCAGGATTAACCCCCTGCCTAACAAAATACAAGGAGTGTAAAATTATGAAAACAAACAAACTGATCAGTGAAGGGATCAAAGTTGATGCCGACGTTTTTCCGGTAACTTCCGCTGCGGCGTCCACTTCGCTTAACTATGACATGCAGCACTATAACCAGGCTTTGGTAAATGTCTGCGTGGAGGGTACGGCAGGCTTTTCAACAGTATCTATTGATCTGATGGAAACCTCGGCGGCCACCGTGGCAGGTACTTCAGCGGCCGGCGGTAAAGCCGGGATAGTACTTGGCGGCGCCGCAACTTTGATATCCACTGCTGGCGGCGCGCGGCAAATAACGCTATCGATGACTTCTGTAACTTCAGGGTCATTTACGCTTAAAACCGGCAACCTTTCTAAAAAATTTACCTACACAACTTCAACAGCCCTGAACAAGTCGACTGCTCAGAGTTCTACTAATTTATATTTCGGTTCAACGGTCGATTCGACGGCCAATACCGGGATGGCACTGGCTTTTGACTCACTAGCAACGGCGATTAATTCAACGCTGGCCTTTGGTCCGGCTCTAATTTGCACAACCGGGTCAACCGGGTCGATTACCATACAAGCAGCGGACGCAGTAGTTGGTAATCTTGGCGTCCAAACTACGGATGCTAATTTGGTAAGCGCTGCTGTCAATAAAGCGAGTGGCGCCTTTAACATTACCGATGACCAGATGACCAGCACCGCCAACAAGCGTTATATAGGGGTAAAAGTTTCCTCGGCTTCAACGCCTACTCGGGCCGGTGTAACAGTGCTTAGAAGTGGGGGTAGTTATATGCCGCCTACCTTTTCTGGTAAGCTGTCAACCTAAATAATTTAAGTTTTTGATACGTGCGCCCCTGTGGCCTTAACCAACCGTTTATGACGGCCGGTGAGACGGTTGGCCCCCTTGCAACAGGGGCGCACATGCAAGGGGGGATCATGTCAGCAACGTCTTTAAAGATGAGGCAAAAGCCCGATCAGGAACCGATGCCGGATACTACACCAAAGCCACGCGAATTCCATTTACCTAAAAAATCAAAAGTTGCCATCGTAGGATGTGCCGATAGTAAAGACGAGGTAGTATTTACCGACCCGGATTGCGAATTTTGGGGAGTTAATAACTTACATTTATCAATGCCCGGCCCATGGTCAAGGTGGTTTGATCTGCATACTTTCCGCCATGACGGCAACCAATGGTTACGGCGCGGGGATGCTGATTTTAGAAAACAGCCCATCGATAAATATCTGCAAAGTGTTCAGCTTTTAGATATCCCGGTTTATATGCAGGCGGCCAACCCGATCGTAACTAATGCCGTGATTTACCCGATCAATGAAATACTGGCCCGCTTTGGTAACTATTTCACCAATACGATCAGCTATATGATTGTCTTTGCCATTGCCGAGGGATTTAAAGAAATCCAAATTATGGGCGTCGATATGGCAGTTGATTCAGAGTACCGCTGGCAGCGCCCCAGCTGTGAGTATTTTATCGGCTTAGCTCGTGGCATGGGTATCACGGTTAGCCTGCCGGATAGCTGTGATCTATTAAAAACCCGTTACCTGTATGCATTTCATGAAGTGCGCGAAATGCAATTTAACACAAAGCTATCAAAGATGGGTAAAGCCATGAAAGCGCGGCGCGAGGCAGCTATCCAACAAATGGAGCAATCCAAAAAGCAGGTTGATTTTTTTCAGCGCCAAGTTTTCGAGTATAACGGGGCAATGGCTGCCCGCGATCAGATTTCAATCCACTGGTCAAACACGGTAGACATGTGGCCGGCACCGGATAAAGGGGGCAGCAAAGATGAAAAAGTTTAAAGTTGTCAAGCCCTGCATTGATCAGGATACAAAAAAAGAGTTGCAACCCGGGGAACTGTGGCAGCCGTCTTCTGATTTTGAAGCCGGGCGCCACCTGGCCGAACAAAATGTGATCCCGCTTGATGATACTGTAATTGAACAGGCTGTAAAGAAACCACCGGAAAGCCGCCGCAAAAGGACACGAAAAAATGGGCCTAAGAGTCATTACAGCAGCAACGGCTAATTGTGTGGCTACCACCGAGGCGTTAACCTGGTTTCGGGGCAGCTCTCGCATTGTCGAAACTGACATGCTTGAAAGTCAAATTCGCACCGCCCAGCTATACGCCGAAGATTACACCAAGCGGGCGATCATGGGTCAAACCTGGCGGATCACTTTAAACGCCCTGCCTGAAGATGATATTATAGAGTTACCCCGCCCCCCGCTTCAGACCCCGGCCACGGCTAATGTAACATTTACCTATATCGACACCACCGGGGGCACCCAGACTATGCCGTCTACTTGTTACACGATTGATGCAGAAAGCGAACCGGCCCGAATCTACCGGGCCTATGATGCCACCTGGCCGACTGATATTAGGGATCATAAAGACATTATCACCATAGATTACAATGTGGGCGTGACGGCTACCACGGCCGTAGACCCGCGCTATAAAACCTGGATCAAGCAAAGAG